CTCACCAACTTTTTTATTCTTCCAGCCTGCTTCTTTCATTTGCTTTTTTGCAATGTGATAAGGGCCCTTAAGTTCCAGGGTATTTTTACACCCTTTATTATCACAATTCAAAACTGTTTTAATTGCCATTTGTCGCCTCCGTTTCTTTTGGACTAAAACTGTCTCCATAATCCATACATTCCACACACCAATCCTGATCTCCTTCATGTTTACAAAAAGAGCAATCATATTCTCCATCTACACAATACTTTCTTACCCATTCCATAGGGAATCCACTAACAGGACTAACCTCTATTTTTATTCTCACTCTTTAACCTCCCTCACAATTTCCCCTTCAAATACATTTTTCACAAGATGGATTTCCGGGGTTATGCCTCCCAACTCTGACAGTATCTCAACCTCTTCAGATGAATATTTAACATAGCCCTTAGATCCAAACCGTTTATAATCTTTAACAGTAATAATCCCTGTTTCAGAATCAAGCTTGATGGTCTTATCTAAAATTTTACTGTGTAAATATGTTATCATTTTGACTCGTGTATGTTGCCGATTATTTCGGTAAAACTACATTTAAAAGCTGTTAAGTTGTAAAAGTTACCAAGATATCTATATCCAAATCCACCATTTTTGAATTCTATTTTTAGCGAAGGTTCCAAATTTGCATAGACTATAATATCACCCTCATAAATCTCTTTACCATTTTTATCTTTTAGACCAGTGTATTGTTCAATGATATAGTAATCCTGTGTAGGTAACATTTGCCCATTGTCAAAAAATATTAAATAATCTTGAATCGGTTTTAATGTTTCTTCAATCTTATTCCATGCCCTAAACTTTATCTCTCTCATATCTCACCGCCTTCTCTATATTATTTTTTATCCCTCATACAAGGAAATTATCAAAATGGTATATCATCTTCATCTATCGCCTTCTGATCTAAATTACTGGGCTGCTGCTGTTCAGGTTTCCAAGTGTCGACCGTCAAATAATGACTATTCCCATACTGGTCAATTTCCTTGCGTTCTGATAACACAAGTTTTAGTTTTTTCTTCCCCTGATCGGTTGTAAATCCGTAATTCTCAAAATGTTCTTTAATTCCATCTAGAGAAAGCATGATATTAATAACACTTCCACCGTCTTGGAAAGTTTTCTTTTTCCCATTTCCTACGTAAATTTTTTCACTCATTTTGTTGCTCCTTTAAATATTTATCCCAACGCTACCCATGCACCCATTTTTTACTAGATGTTTTGTGTCTTCTCTCCACTCATCGAATACTGGTTTCAATCGTCTGTATATTTTAACTTTCATTTTACCTTTTTTAGCTCCGTATTTATCTATATTTTTTATTATCATATAATCCTCGAATAATCCTTCTCCATTACGATCAAAACAAAGCATTATTGCGTATGTATTCATACCTTTAAATATTTTTAATAATTCAGTTGATCTGATATATCCCTGTTTTTTGATTACCTCTATAGCCTGATAAAAATACTCCTGGGTTTCCGGTTTTGTGTTTGGTGTTAGCATTTTGAGTCCTTTAAAATGGTATTTCGTCTTCATGATCTTTATTTAAGTTTTCCTCATCCTGATTTTCCTGCTTCATTAACTCAGTTGGTGTTATGATAAAATTATCAAATCCACCCATTTTAGAACTTTCTATTCTTTTATCCCGTCGGATTTCTTCATAAAAATTTATTTTTCCAAGTGCCTTTCTACCTTCCTCTTTACACCAATCTTTGTAAGCATCGTATGTGGCAGCCTTTTTAATTGTTGTTTTAGTAACTTGATTCATATAAGTTTCTTCTATAAAACTCACAACACTATTGCTTTTAATAAGCCAGATATCTTTCTCTTTAGTTATCCAATCAGGAACTTGCATTAAAAAATCATTATCACAAAAACTATCCCAGGCTTTTAGTGCTAGTGATAATATTGCTGGTCTCTCGTCAAAAGTTTTTCCTTTAAATTTTCCGGATTCTTTGCCGTGTGGATATTCTCCCAGAATTTTATCAAGCATTCTTACATCATGTTTTTTGATATCATTTTTATAAGGCAATAGCATAAAACGCCTTGCCACACCTTCAACACCTTTAACATGGAATTCATAATTAGATACAAAAAACATAGCAATACTTGTTTTAACACCATCCACAGGGGGAAGGTTTTTTTCTTCTATCGTCAACTCCTGTTCACCTGAATAAGATTTTATAAATTCCGCTGGTAGAGGTTCTCTCGTTTTAAGATCTGGGACTATAAATAATTTTTTACCCCACAATCCGGCCGATGCAAAACGATTATCCATATCACCTAATTTTTTTTCTACTGCATATTTAGCCCCTATTATAGATTTAATTATTTTAATTAAAAATGTTTTACCTGTTCGTTCACCTCCATACATCCCAAAAAAATACTCATTAAGTTTAATAGGGCTTAAAGAATAGGCTATAATTTGAGCTATATAATTTAATGTTGAATCAATTACTTTTTGTTTTTCTGATTTGTTTAATTTTGACATATAAGTTTTTGGTATCATTTCAGATACAAAATAATAAAATGTAGGGCAATCTTTAATAGGATCTATGTTTTTATAATTATCAAAATCAAGATCAAAATCTAAACAGTTTGTAGGATATAAACCTTTAAAAAATGATTCTTCATATTTACCACGAGGAAACCATTCAATAGAATCTTTGGCCATTTTAACAGCTCCGTTTTGTAGATGAATATAAGGTATTATTGCAGCATCAAGAAAAGAATCTTTACCTACATAATCCAGAGAATGCCTGCCTATATATTGCAATGTTTCATTTATAAATGTAGTTGCTTTCTTTTTTGCTGATATTTGCCACTGGAGGCCAGTATCTTCAAGCCACCTTTGAAAATTGGAATAAATATCATTCTTTGGAATCTTCTTCCAGAAATGTTCTGAATAATTCCAGTACCTACTATTGATTTGCTCAAGACTATCAAACTCATAAAAGTCATCTATGAATTTCCGGTATACATGGTAAGGGTCAATTTCTACAGATATACTTTTGTAAGGGGTAAACTCTTCAATAAACTTTACAGGGTCGCCTTTCTCTTCTATCAAGTCCGCAATATCCCAGCCCCCTGGTAGATCTTCAATAGGTTTATGCCTGTATATTTCAAGTATTTTAGCCTTTGGGAGAATTGATTTAATATAATATGCTGCTTTCATTCCTGGCTGGCTTTCTCTAGGAAGAAAGAATTCATGGTTTTTATCCATAGCTGAATCAGCATCAGGCCATATAAAAACTTTCCTTTTAAATAACGGTCTCCAGTCTGAATTTTTCATATTAGAAGTACCGCCTAACCAAGTAATAACATTATATCCTGGCACTTCTATATTTCCGCACTTTTCACCCTCTACAATTAAAACGGGTAAGTCATTGTTTTTAAGATTATGAACACCAAACAGAGGAAACGGCTTTAAATCACTATGCCATTTACTCCACCATTTACCATCATCGCCATAATAAAAAAGTATGTCTGTTTTATCTCTTTTCTTATCTCCGGTCTGTTTTTCTTTAACAAATCTACATACAGCCAAGATCCACTCACCATCTTCATTTAAATATCTGCTTATTTTTTCAGGTTTACCCCAATGCTCTAAACACCATGTCTGGCGAACTCTATCTATTAAAGATTTTTTTATTTCATCATTGTAAGGTATAGGTAGAACAGGTTTTGCGTATGATTTTTTATTCTCAGGTTTTTTCTTTTTATCGGTGTCATAATTTATAAAATCTCCGCCCGACTCTTTAGCTATTTGTTCGGCAGCTTCTTTTAGATTTATCCCTCTGGCTTTAGAAATTAGATCTATAAAATCTCCGCCTTCATCAGTTGCATGATCGAACCAGGCACCTGACTCCTCATTTATATGAAAAGAACCTACAGAGCTATCACCACGTAAAGGGGATAAAATATAATATTCACCTTGTTTACTATAAGAGCCTTCAGAATTAAAGAAAGTATGTATAAGATTTGTACTTATTTTACTTCTGGCAGCTTCAAAAACATCATCCATTTACAACCGCCAGTTAATCAATTTTTAGATCTTCATTTCCCTTAATATCTGAATCATCCAGATACATTTTTAAAGAGTCAATAATAATTTCTTTTAAAGATGTATCATTCTGCAACGCTTTAATTTGTGCCTCCTTTTTCAGTTCTGAATCAATCTCTACTACTATTCTTGATAACATAAAACACTCCTTGTTTTCTTAATGTACAATAATCAATATAAAACAAATGTACATTACTGTCAAGGGCTTAATTGAAAATAATTTTAAGCCTGTAAAAATCTGGGAGAGTTAGGGGAAAGTTAGGGGAGAGTTGGACAGTTCTCTCTATTTTAACATGTACAAATTATCATTATATTATAATGTACAAAACAACAAATGTATTATTGTACAAAAAACACCCTATTTGGGAGAGTTGGCGAAAACCACTTTCCCAGAATCCCTGTACATTTAAATGGCAATAGAAAAATTATTTAGACATTTTGGAGTTATGTACTATCATTATAACGTACAGGGATAGTGGGAGACTTAAACCTAACTACTCTATATTATTCCTTTAGATGAATAGAATGTACATAAATATCAACAATGTAATTTCCTGGAGTGAGTTGGGCTTATCTTTGCCACTTTCCCAAACAGTAAAAAATACCCTTATTTTATTAACCATTTTACAAAACAACTTTTTAATGGTATTATAGAGATATGGGAAAAGCAATAGAATTTGAAAATCCAAAATATCCGTCAGAAAATCATAAAGCTACAGGTCAACTACTCGATTATAGTAGGGACTTTTCTTACACTAGAAAAAAGGAGACAGTTTTAACTACCATGTTTGATATAAATACATCTAAGACAATTGAATATTACAATCTGCTAATAAGCTGTACTTATTTCGAAAAAGATAGAACTATTGAATATGTGGGAGGTTTGGATGAGTGAAAATATCATGGGTAGACCTCCAATATTTAAATCACCTGAAGATATGCAAAATCTAATAAATGATTATTTTAATTCTGTTGAAAAAGAAACTGATTTGACCATCACTGGTTTAGTATTACATTTAGGATTTGAATCAAGGCAGAGCTTTTACGACTATGAAAAAAAAGAAAATTATTCTTATACTATTAGAACTGCACGTTTAAGAATTGAAAATTCTTATGAAAAATCATTAAGAAAATATGGCCGTACTGGCGATATTTTTGCACTTAAAAATTTTGGATGGAAAGATAAATCTGAAATTGATTTGAACACTAATAGTGAACCGGATTCAACTTTTGAGATAGTTAAAACTAATGCAGATAGCTGAAAAATTACTCCCATTATTAGAAACACCTCACACTCATAATATTATTGAAGGCGGTCGAGGTGGAGGTAAATCCAGGGCGGTTGCAGCTATTATTGTAAAACTTATGTCAATGATGCCGTTGAATATTATATGTAGTAGGGAGACACAAAAAAGTTTAACAGATTCTTCTTTTGCAATGATAAGAGAAGAAATATATAGACAAAATATTGGACACTTATTTCAAATAAGAGAAAGCCGTAATTTAATAACCAGTGTCAAAGGTGGGCGTGCTGTTTTCATCGGTCTTAAAGAGCATACTGTTGATAGTATTAAGAGTTACGAAGGATTCCATTGGGCATGGTTAGAAGAGGCTCATAGTATAAGCAAAAAATCTTTAGAGGTTTTAATCCCTACTTTAAGAGTGGATGATTATTTTAAAATAGGGTTGGGTGATAAGATATATAAATTTCCTCTAAGAATGTTTATTTATACACTGAATCCATTTACCTGGGATGATCCAATAAATACCGTATTACCAGAATCAAGAACAGATGTTCAAAAAATAACTATAAATTATTATGACAATCCATGGTTCCCTGTAAGCTTAGAACAAGAAAGATTACAGGCTAAAGAAGTGATGCTTCCAGATGAGTATGACAGGATCTGGGAAGGCATACCTTTCGAAGATACTGAACGGGCAATCATAACAAGGAAACAAGTACATTCTGCAATAGATAGAAAAGCTTCCACTGATGGTGGCATTGTGGTAGGTGCAGATATTGCCAGATTTGGAGCAGACAGAACGGTATTTGTAAAACGTCAAGGAATGCAGATAATTGATATTAAAATATTGAGTAAAATAGATACTCAAGAGTCGGCAAGGATATTAAATGATTTTGCTGAGGGTGGAAGAATCATAGTTGATGATACTGGAGTTGGTGGAGGTGTTACAGATAAGCTTCAGGATTTAGGGGCGAAAGTTATACCTATCAATTTTGGTAGACGTGCAAGCAATAAGAAAAAATATCCTGATATAATTTCTGAGATGTGGTTTAATTTAGCTGAATGTATTGATGAGGCTGGTTTTCCAGATGATAAAGAATTACTAACTGAATTGTCAGGCCGACATTATAAATATACTCAAGATGAGAGGCGTAAGGTAGAAAGTAAAGAAGAATATAAAAAGCGAACAGGCAGAAGAAGTCCTGACATTGCTGATGCAATGATTTTATGTTATTATAATAAGCATGGTAGGATGTCAGCCGGAGAACTGCCGATTAGTTTATAGGGGGAGAATGTGAAAGAATATAAAGTATGGGAATGTAAAATAGTTATTGCTAGGGATTCAAAAACACCTCTAGGTTTTGATTCAACTCCAAGAATGGCAGCACAAAATGCTATAGAAAAAGCAGGTTTTGAGGTCATTAGTAATTTTTCTGGATGGGGTGGAAAATTAGACGATATTGAATTGGACATTGTAAATAGAGATGCACTGATATTGAAAAATAATAACGGAGGCTAACACATGCCACAAATAACAAGTGAAATATTAAAAGAGCTGGATGCAGAGCGACTAACAAGAGTTCCTCTCATCAATGAAAATGAACTTTATGTATCAGGAATAAATCCACCGACAAAGAATGAGAAACCAGGAAAAAAACCAGATAACAGGATAACTATCCCGTTTGCTAAAATGGCAGTTGAAACACTAACAGGATATGCAGCAAGATCAGGTGATATTCAAGAATCCTGGGATAATATAAAAACTCCTGAGGACGAGTCTAAAAATCCAGAAAACGACCCGTACATATCATTAAGAAAAGAAATAGCAGAAAATAACGAAACAGATATTGAAACTTCAGAACTTTATGAGGAATCAATTACTCAGGGTGTAAGTTATGAATTATTTTGGGTAACGGGTGCAGACGAAGAAAGTAAAACTGTTGCAGATGTTCAATATAAAATTGTACCAAATGCAGAAATAGCTCTTGTATGGTCGAGAGACTTAAAACCTAGATTGCTTGCAGCAGTGAGGTTTCAGAGTTTTAAGGAGAATGGGAAAACTATAAAAACAGCAGATGTTTATTACCCTGAATTGTCAGAGGCATGGAAAAGTGTTGACTCTGATACATGGATGCGTAATATTGATGGTGATACCCGTTACCCATATAAATCAGTACCTATTGCAATTTATCCAGCAAACAGAAGAGAAGTTTCAATTTTTCAGGCAGAGAAACCGCTTATAACAGGGAACGATAAACTGCTGAATAAGAGTTTTAATGAAGTGGATAGATTTAATGCAATGATTGCATTGTTGCCGGGGAAAGCTTCAAAAGAATTTGCAGAAGCACTTATTGAGAATAATATAATTGATAATTTAGGCGACTTTGAAAAATGGCCAGCATATCTGCAGAAAGACCTGAACGGGATTAATGAATTCTACTCAGGATTATCCCAGTATTCTAAAGAGCTGTTTTTTTCATCTATAAAGATCCCTGATTTTACAGATAAAGAATTTGCAAATGCACAATCAGGGCGTGCAATGCTTTTTAAATTGATAGGGCTTGAACTCCGGGCATCGAAAATTGACACGTATTTTGACAAAGGCCTCGCTCAGAGGAATAAACTAATAAATGATGTAATTGGTGAGAGCAGGGATATATCTCCGGATGATTACAAAATGATAATCAAACATAAAAGAAACTTGCCAGTTGACCGTGAAGCTGTTTTTGATATGGCAATGAAAGCTCAGGGGATATTATCCAAAGAGACTATTTTAAGATTATTTCCAAAAGATATTATCGATGATATTGAGAAAGAATTAGAACGGCTTGAAATTGAGAGGCCGAAAATTGATTTGGATGATTTGAGTATTGAGGAATAGAGGAGGGAATCATGAGCAAAATTAAATGGGCATTAAAACAATTATTGCCATTAACTTACAGGAGCAGTTATCAAATAAACGGTGAACCTTGGTTTTCTGTTTGGGTTATGTGGTTTGGGAAGGTTTATAAACATGATTCCTTCCAGATAGTTAAGAGTTAATATATGGAATGTCCAGATTGTAAAGGATTAATGATCAAGATGGCTGTCCAGAATGAAGAATCGGACTGGCTTGTTTTTTGGGGATGTGATTGTAAATTAAATAATGATTTGCCGATTGATCAAGCAGGTAATGAAATAGGTATAGAATTATTTGTACATAATGGCAGATGTTGCGATTTGGAGAATAGTTTTAAATGACCCTATCTGAATTAAATGAAGCGGGCTTTTCCAGTACTCAAAATGAAATTAAACGCTTCAACAGCCTGCTTGCGAAACAATACAAAACCGCACTTGACCAAATCAGGACTGATATCGGGGAAGTCTACGATAAAGTAATTGGAAATAGATCCCCTGCACAAGTTGCAGCATTGCTAAAAGAAGAACCTGCATGGCTCTATGTTCAGGCAAATAAGTTCGACCGATTGCAGGCACTTCAAAAAAAAGTACAGACTGAGTTTATTAAGGCAAGTATCACTGCCGGGAATATGACAGTTGAAAGTTCTAAAATGGCTATAACTAATAATTTCTATCGCCAGCAATTCAGTGTTATGTTCGCAAATGCAAGCCCTGTAAGTCTCAGTTTCACGGTCTTAAATCCTGCAGTTGTTGAAGTCTCTGTACTCGGAACTCCAACGGTATGGAATAAACTAGGCAAACAGGTTGCTGACAAGATCGCCGAGAAATACGGTACCCTTGGAGCTTATCAACCTAAATATGGAACGCTATCAAGTATTCTAACTAAAAACCGTAGGGCTCAATTAGATAAAATCCAGACAAGTATTACTCAGGGACTTATTCAAGGTAAATCTTTCACACAAACAGCAAAAGATGTAAAAAATGTTTTAGACTCCACAGCTTCACAGGCTTTACGGGTTGTCCGAACCGAGAGCATGCGCAACATGAACGCTGGAGCATTTGCAAATCACAATCAGGCAGTCAGTCAAGGTCTTGAAATCCAGCGTCAAATATTATCTGTTTTAGATGATCGGACACGAGTTCAAAGTCAGACTGTTGATACCAGGATTGAGAATGAGGACGGATTTTTTGTATATCCAGGTGGATTACTTGTAAGTTTCCCTGGGAATTCAGGAGTTGCTGCCTACGATATAAATGACCGTGAAACAGTAGCTGGAATCATCGATGGGCAATCACCAGAATTGAGGCGTGGAAGGAATCCAATATCTGGAAAAAACGAGATTATGTCTTTTAAGGATTATCCGACATGGATGAAAGATAATGGTTTCACACAAAATAAAACTGGTAGGTGGACATTAAAGTAAACCCCCCTCAGGGGGCTATTCTCTCCTCCAATCAAAATAAACCCATATCATCCAGACTACTGTAATCGGCCAAATCAAGGCACCTGAGAAAACCATTATCAAATATTCATATGCATCATCAGAAAACTCTTCTCTGAACATTACAGATAAAATAATTAAAGTTATTATCATGGGTATTATGTAGATCATTTGTTATTCCTGTTCAATTCTTTTAAAGCTTTTTTTATAACAGCCTCTCTTTGCCTTTCCAGCAGGTTCTTACGGTGTAGATTATCAGCAATCATCATGGCAAAATTTATATTATCGTAACATTCTGATAATATTTCTGTATCAACATGATTATATTCTAGAGCTTCTTTTAGTTCCTGTTTTTCTTCCCTACCTCTTTTTCTAAGGAAGGGAATACTGCAATGTTTCCAGTGAGTTTTTCCCTTATTCTTCGGACTATTCATTTTATCAATAGAATCGTCTACAATTTTATGAAATCTTTTTCTCTCTGTTTCAGTTATTCTGTTCAAAATAAATCACTCCATTTTTTACCTGTTGCTTTTTCTATTATGCTTTCTGTCAATCTTGCAATCGGTACAAACGTTAAATCTTCTACAATATCTGCTATTTGTTTCCATTTGTCCAAAGCCTCAATAGCTTCCTTATAATTAGCTTCAAGCTGTCTGACATCTACTTCATCTATATAGTGATTAGTAGCAAAGAAATGTTGTTTAATCTCTAAAGGTTCTATGTTCATCTTGAGCCTACCCATTCATCACTACCGCATACCGGACATTTATCATTTTTCTGCGGGTCATAGAAAACATAACATTCCCCACACTGTACAGGAGGGTTGTATATCCTCCATGCCTCTTCAAAATCATACGTGTATTTTTTTGTTTTCTTTTTCTTATGTTTCATTTTTCTTTCTCCCAGATATATTTTAGAGCCTGTTCAATATTTTTCTCTTGAGATTGTCCAATATCACCATCACCAAATTTTATATTATTATCGTCGTAATCCACGACTGTGATAATAAACGGATACTGAGTAATAGACCATTTTTCATCATGTTTATTTATCCCTTCAATAGCTCTCTGAAGTAGTAAAGGATACCAAATAGTTAAGCCATCATCACGAGAAAACCAACTAAAATCAACAGGATCCCCATTAGGATCATAAAACACATTATCATTTATAATTTCAAACCCATCAGCATATCCAACCATCCACTTAATAAAATCTATATTCATTCTTTACTCCTTGCTTTTATAGCCTCTTGCAATTCTTCTTCCGTGTATACTTTTATTTTGCCAGTTCCTTCACAAGGTTCACATTGTACTTGGATAGGACAATTAGTACATATTCCATCTACATGTGGATCACAAGGGTCATGTTCAGCAGTATATCCATCTCCATCACAATCAGGACAATCTATCTCTCTAGGCATCTGTTTCCTCCAATGCTATATTCCCTATAATGTCAAATACATTATCATACGGCCACTCTTCCTTACCCTCTTCCTCTTCATATTTCCAGTAATTTTTTGCATTGTCTGTTTCAATAAACTTTGACCTATGAGTAATTTTGGCAATATAATCATATCCCTTCATAGTCTCTTCTGAGTATCCCTCATCGATATCAATGTCGTATCCATCCATAAGCCATTTTTCAGCTTCTTCAAATGTCTCAAAAGTTTCGTTTTCGCAATTTGCCGCATAAAATGCTACATATTTATCCATCTATTCTCTCCAATGTTTTTTGATTTTCCTTTGTTTGTTTAATTCCAAACTCTACCATTGTTGAGAGCATACTATCTGTTAATTCCTTTAACTCCTTTATTTCTATTAACCCTTCTTCTATCCGCTGTTTGTCTATTTTTTCAAAAGCGTTAAGTTTCTCTATTTCTTCTGCCTGTTTCTCAAAATCTTCTTTTAGTCTTTTTATTTCTGGATTACGGGATTTATAGCCTGCTTCAAATGTTGGGAAATCACTTTCTAGCCTAAAATACGGATCATCAAAATATTTCTCAAACTCTTCTTTTATTTTATCCATTAGTTCCCCTCCTCCAAAACTTCATCCTCCATCCTCATTTCATAATCATAATCTGCTTTCAGGTCTTGATAAATAAAACAATCGGTAGGACATACGATATTTTTAAAATCACAATCTTGACATACTTCCAATGATCCTGGGCTTGCACTCATCTCTCACTTACTCCTATAATCATTAACGCTGATTTTTTAGCAATTTTCATATTTCCTTTAAAATCACTAATAATAGATTTTTTCTCTCTAATTTCCTGTTCCAACTGATCAATTTTATTTTTCTGATATTCCAGGGTTTTAACTATTTCTCTGTCAGCATACCTGTAAATTCTCGGCTTCCAATACGCTCGATCGATCAGAACACCTACTAAAATACAGAATATTGCAATAAGGATAGGAGCTAAGATATTCACTATCTGTGATAGTTCGTAATTAAGCATTTAGCAGCTCCTTGATTTTTCCCCATTTTTTTCCGGTTACTTTTTCGAGTGTCTGCCTTGCAATATCAACTCTTCTTTGTGATTCTCTATTAAGCGTAAAAAAAGATTTGTCTATGGCTATATCAATCAAAGCTCCGAGCATTTCATTTTTTTGGTTTTCAAGATCTAGGATAATATCACCATTAATAATACTTGGCCTATATTTACTCTTTATCCCCAATTTCTCAATTATACTACCCATCTCTTCTTTTCCTCCCTGGTTTCCGAGCTCTATAGTTTATTATTGCCTGAAGATCCTCTTCAGTAAAAACTCTGATAGCTCCTGTCGTACCATGGACATATTCAATATCAATATTCCCCAGTTGCCGGATTCGATATCTTACAGCATCTTCTGTAAGATTTATTTTCTCTGCAATGTCAGTTATTGTAATCATTTTACACCTCTTGTAATCAATTTAACTCATATTATATGTTTTGTCAACATAGAAACGTTTAATAGTATACAAATTATTTAATTCACACCAGATGATACTTTTTTTATTTCTATTGACAAAAATACTACATGAGGTATATTATTATATATAACCGTGGGGTAAAACCGCAGGGTAGGAGGCGACAATGGGACAATTAACCGATTATGTAAAAGCAAATTTCACACCAGCCGAGGGAATAGATATTTCTGAAGTTGAAAAATTAGAAACTGAACTTGATCCTTTATCTGGACTTTCCACAGTAGATCAGGCACTTGATTTTATGGGGCGCAATGATTTATTCAACAGGGCATTAAAAAAACATGAAACAACATCTATTGAAAAACATGATGATAAATTCATGAAAGATAAATATCCTGAAATGCTTAAAAGTGCCTTGGACGAGAAACTGAAAGAACTCAATCCTGATGAAACACCAGAGCAGAAAAGGATTAGAGAACTTGAAGACAAAATAAGTGCAGCTGATAAACGGGATGCATTAAATGCTCTAAAAATCGAACTACAGTCAAAAGCTAAAGAAATCGGGTATACCGGGAATATAGATTTATTTATATCTCAAGGTGATAAAGCAATTGAAACCATGGAAGCCTATCACGAAGCGAATACAGCATGGAGAGAGAAAGAAAAAGAGACCATGCAAAAAGAAGTATATAAGGGTAATCCTCCTCCAAAAGGAGGAGAGGATGTACCTAGTGATTTTAATTTAGATTCTGAAATGAATAAACTTTCATTTTTAAATCAATAAAGGTAGACCGTATGGCCTGCCTGATATTTATAATTAGGTAGGTTATAAAATGGCCAATTCATTTGTAACAGCTAAAGCAATAGCAGAGCGAGCTTTACCACATCTGGTAGAGAGAATTAAAATGCTCCCACTCATAGAGTTCGGAACATACAACGGAACATTCAGAAAATGGGGCGATACCATCCAGGTAAGAAAACCCATGCGAGGCGATACAGTAGATGGCTCCTCTGATATCAGCGCAGCTTATCAGGATATTGATGATGATGCTGTTGAGATCGTACTTAACAATCAGAGAGCATACCCTGTAAAACTTACAAGTAAAGAGAAAACTCTTAATCTTGACGATTTTACCAGACAGATATCTGTACCTGCAATAACCAAACTTGCAGAATATGCGAATGCTCAGGTGCTTAATCTTTATAAAGATATTCCTTATTTTTATGGTACGTCAGGTACAACCCCTTCAGGTCTTGCAGATATTGCAAACTCAAGAAAGATCCTCCAGGATAACCTTGCAGCAGAAAACAATAGAGCTTTTATCTTTGACTCAGCAGCAGAAGCAAAGTTCTTACAGCTAGATTCTTTTGCAGAAGTCGATAAATCGGGAACAAATGCAGCACTTAGAGATGCTATACTCGGTAGAGTATATAATACAATTATGGCTTCTGATTCTATGATACCAACACATACAGCAGGTGGATATACAGCTCTTGCAGATGTAACAATTACTACAGGTGCAGCTGGAGCAACTTCTATTGTGCTTACTTCAGCAGCCGGAACATCTACAGCTAAACTTGAAGATGGTGATATTTTTACCCTCGATGGTAATCAGTATACTGTAACTGCTCAGACAGCAGCAGCAAGTTCTGGTGTTGTAACCGCATCTATTTACCCTGCACTTCCAAAAGCATTTGGAGATATGACAAGTGTTGCAGTAACATTTGCAGACGTATCAGCAGGGGCTCATGTTCCTAACCTTATGTTTCAGAGATCAGCATTTACTATTGCAATGGCTCCCTTAGCCCCTGCCGATGGTGTTGATAGTGCGGTCGTTTCATTTGGTGGGTTTTCCATCAGAGTAGTAAGAGGATATGATATTGATAACGATATCAACAAACTTAGATTTGATATTCTCTTTGGTGTAAAGACACTATATCCAGAACTCGCAGTCAGAGTATTAGGCTAAATTATAAAGGGGAGTGTAAAAGCTCCCCTATTTCAAGGAGTTAAAAATGAAGTGTCCTAATTGTGGAGTAGATTATTCAGATAAAGTATACGAAATACACAAACATATTTGTAAACCTAAAAAGAAAGAGGTCAAAAAGAATATTAGTAAAAGTACAATCAAGAATAAAACAATAAGTGCAAATTAATAATGGGTTCAACGTCTATAATTTGTAATAAGAATACATGGAAAAAAGTTGTGACTAATTCAAAACAGGGTAGGATTAGAGTAACTCTAACTAATCCTACTCAGTATTTTTATGATGTAGTAGATGCAGGTGCAATTGCTCCAAGTTTAGGGCTAACTACAGGATCAAAAGTACTCCCTTATGTATGGAACTTTCAGTTCAGAGAAAATGTGGATATTTATATATATGCTTTTACTTTCGATGGGCGTGTTGATGTAGATAATGATGCACCTTATACAAGTGTTACTATTACGGATACAAATGGGAACGATATTGGTATTGATGTAGTAACAAGATCGCTAATTACTATTGATTATTCACATCACGAAATACATTCTGGAAGCCATTATTATACACAAGGTTTCTTAGAATTAGATGATACAGATACATTTTTTATAAAGATGGTAACACCTGATACAACTAAATGGAGTCACTTCATTTTTGCAGTAAGTAGTACAGGTATTTGCACAACTTATTTAGATGAGGGTGCGAGCGGTGGAATGGCCGGGGGGTCATCAGTATTACCATTAAACAATAATCGTAATAGCTCAAATACAAGCGGAATGTTTTTTACCTCAGGTGTTACCAACGCAACAGCCTTTGTAACAAGATTAGAATCGGACAAATGGGGAACGGCTGGATTTAAGGAAAATATAGGCGGCGGCGGCGGCCGTGAAGACGAAATATTATTAAAACAGAATACAACTTATTTGCGTACATTTATTTCAGGTGCAAATGATAATATTATACAATTTAAAGCCTCGTGGTATGAACATACAAGCAAGACATAGGGGGATGATTTGAAAATAATAACACTTGCAAAAACTAAAGAATTACTCGGCATTGATAACACTGATCAAGATGCTTTGATAACCAGATATATTCCTATAATTGATGCAAAGGTAAAATTGATTACTAAGAATAGATATAATATGCAGATTATGGGAGACGTTACCCTCGATTCTGTTGTAGTACCAATTTCAGGAATTACAAATGATACAGGTGGGATAAATAATAATTATACTCTTGATACAATTATGGAATATATTGAAGTTGGTTCATTAATTGAAGGTGATAATATCACAGCCGGTAGTTATATTGATGAAGTTTATATGTCAGGGACTACAGTCCCAACAATTGATTTATCAGAGGCAGCAACTGCAACCGAAGCAAGTATTGTTATCACAGTTGGGATAAACATCGGCTTACAAACAACAATTGCAAAAGGTATTGCTTGGTTAATAGATCAGGAAAATGAGAATATCCCTGGAGCTGGATTGTTGTCTAAGAGTCTCGGCCCCACAAGAAAATCATGGTCAGTCTCTCAGTCAGTAATTGACGGAAAATACGGAATGCCTTCATGGTTTGTGAAAGCATTTCCTGTTTATATGAGTGGTCACTAATGAGCTGGATGGATGATTTCTCAGCAGAGATGAATAAAACAATTGTAATAACCGGCAAAGGTAATATTACTGGAAGTAATGCAGATGGTAGTCCGACATATGGGAGTGACATAACTAAGTTTTCTGGTCTCGGTGCATTTTGGCAATTATCAGCATCAGAGATTTTTGCATATGACAGAATCGGCAATCCATCAACACACAAAATTCTTATATCCCCGGCTGCTATTTTAGCAACAATACAGCCAGCAGATACAGCAACTATTGATGGGTTAGAATATGATATATTCCCTTCAGATGATATTATGGGACTCGGGGACGTGACGCAGATAACTGTGAGGATTCGAAAATGAGTGTAAAAGTAGAATGGAATGGCGAACAGGTTATGAGAGATTTTGATAAGATGATTTTTAAGTCTCTGCATGAGGGATCTGATCTTGTAGTGAGTCAAGCAAAAGCCCTAGCACCTTCTGACATGGCAGAACTCCGAGGCTCGATAAATAAAAATGTCACTGCTAAAAATGCCGTTAGCGGAACTAATATTGATTACGCCCCTTATGTAGAATTCGGAACCCGACCACATGCCGCCCCTATATCAGCATTACAAGGATGGGCAGACAGACACGGCATCCCTGTTGGCGCTGTATGGATGAGCATAAAAAAGAAAGGTACAAAAGCGCAGCCTTTTTTATGGCCTGCTTTCACCGGCAACATAAAAAACATAATTGCAGTTTTCAGAAAGAACGGCATAAAATTAAAATGGGTGGTCAAATGACAGACTACGAAGCAGTAATTGAAATTCTAAAAGCCGAAAATTCCATTACTGATCTAATCGCTAAAATGGTAAATCAGGACGGGACTACATCAACTCAAGAGGCTATCATGTTTGGCGATCTCCCAGAAGCTCAAAATATTTATCCTGCAATTTCTGTTAGACATGGAACAGTTGATAAATTAAACGGAATTGAAACAAGATTTTTAACAGTTGATTGCTGGGCAGAAACGATGACAGCAAGCGTGGCACTCGGCGAAGCAGTTGACGAACTTTTCACAGATTCATTTTGTTTTGCAAGTGCTTATGCTTTTAAATCTACGAGCGACATAATAGCAACGGTATCAGACGGCGTGTACTATAACACCGCCGTAAATATAAATATAACATATATACGGAGGTAGTATTATGGCAACAAATCAAACGACTGCACAGAATCCTAATGACATAATTATAGGATCTGCAAAGGCAGAATACTCGACAGATAATGGAAACAGTTTTGTTAATGTAGGAATTGGGGACGGGTTCGCATTTACAGAGGATATTACTCCATTAGATTCTAGTCCAGATAACGGAACAGCACCTAATAATTTAAAGGGTGTGGCATCACAAAAAGGAACAGTCTCAGGTAATCTTTGGGAGTATGTTTTATCTAAAATAAATGCTATCAGGGGTGGTATAGATTTGTTAACTACCGTTGCAAGTTCCTTAGTTTCTGGAGAAGTTCAGACAGTGGCTTCAGGGGATTGGTCTTATGATATCCCGATAACTTTAGCAGGTCAAAATCAGTCGGGACTTGTTCCGACGATTAATAGTGTGACTCTTGGAACGGATGGAGCGATTGTTGAGGATACTGATTATTCTGTAGTCAAAAATCCTAATGGTTCATGGGCTATTGCAATTAGAGATTCTGCAACAGTAACAACTGAAGATCAAACAGTTGCAATTGATACAGATTATACACCATCTGCAAGTGAAACATTATCAACAGGTGGACTCAGTTCAATGACTCCGATATGGTGGAGATTTACAAATCTTGTTCCCGATATAGCGGATGCGGCCGATGCAGCAGCGAACGCTGGAATAAGTGAGGATGATCAAATATATAGACGGACTATTTATGACTTCTATTCCTGTACAGTTAATGCCGGAGATTCTTCTAATTTCAAAAGCAAGGATGATACGAGTCCTGAAGTTCCATATGCTTTATCTCTTTTAGCTGATCTTGATGATTCAAGAGATTTAGGAGATCAGTTGAAGAGAGTTAAGAAAGATATTATATTGCAGTAATTTTTTCGGGGTCGACCGTCTTCTCCTTGCGGTCGACCCTATTTATAAGGAGTTAAGGAATGGAAGAAAAAGATTTTAATGAAATAGCTAAATATTTTACAAGTGCGTTAAATAATTTAAAAGAGATGCCTTATCATATTGATAATAGCAATACATCAGAAGCAAGTTTTATGTTAGGGGTTGCAACGGAATGTATATTTATAGGGCTTAAAGAACTTAGAAAAACATTAGGTATATCTGATGAATAAGATTCTAGAAATAGGTAAAAAAGAAATTAACTACGACTGGATTAGTGTTGGGCGTGTAACCCTATTTATAAGGAGTTAAGGATTGAAAAGAGCAAAGGAATATTATAAAGAAATTTTGGAAGCTGAAAAAACAAAAGATAAAAGCAAGATAGATTTGAAGGTAAAAGAAGTTTTTAAGAACTTTGTATTAGAAATAAAAGAACTTCGTGATATGAGAAATGTAAGCACAGATCAAGGCTTGATGGCTATTATTAAAGAGCAAAATAATAAATGGAATGCATTGTGTAATAAATGTATTTATTTAAAGAGGGATGCGATAAAAGATTATTCATCAGGTTTAATTTCAGGAGCCAAAGTGTGAAGATTTTAAAGATAGGTAAAAAAGAAATAGATTACTCATGGATCTCAGTTGGGCGTGTAACTCGTGCAATGGATTTGTATAATGAGTTACTGAAACAGCCTACATCCGGACAATATGAAAATATATTAAAAATAACTAAAGCGGTGATTATTCTTATCCGTATCGATTTCCGGTTAACACCTGAATGGTTTAAACGACGGATGATAACTGAAAAATATATCATGAGTCATTTGAATTATTTTGAGCTTTCCGATTTTCTTGAAATTGCACTTGAACCAATTTTAGGGGATAAAAAAAAAGAACTGAAAGCACAACAGGCGATAGACGAGGTGATAGAGAAAGTGGGAGCCGAGGAATTGATGACTATATTGCAGAAGTCGCTTGCATCTACGGATGGACAAAAGACTACATCTATAACAGACTAAGTATGCAGGAGCTTTTAATGTTTTGGGAAAAAGGTTATAAATATGACAGAATATTAAGGGGCTGGAAATTCGAAGAAAAGATGACTGGCAGTAAGGCAGACGCAAAACGGGCAGAACTTAGAGCTATATATGGAGGCTTAATATAATGGCCGCTTCATTCCTGGGGAAACTACTTGTAAAAATTGAAGGTGATAATTCTGATCTTGATAAGTCTGTAAAAAAATCTGAAGGCTCAGTCAAAAAGTTTTCTAAATTTGCCGTGGCTGCTTATGCTGCTGTCGGAGTTGCGATAATTGCATTATCAAAACAGGCAGTCAAAGCCTTTAAAATTCAAGAGCAGGCAGAGGCAAAATTAAACGCAACAATAAAATCAACAGGCTCAGCTGCGGGATTAACTGCAAGAGAATTAACTGACATGGCTTCAGCTTTACAAGATGTTACAAAATTCGGAGACGAGGCAATAATCGGAGCCGAGAGTTTATTATTAACTTTTAAATCAATCGGTGGTGATATTTTTCCGAGAGCTTTAGAAAGTATCCTTGATGTTTCCGAAGCAATGGGTCAGGGATTAAAAGAGTCAACTGTTCAATTAGGTAAAGCCCTGAATGATCCAATTCAAGGATTAACTGCAATGCGGAGAGTTGGAATTCAGTTTTCAGATTCACAGGAAAAAACAATCAAATCTATGGTTGCAATGAATGACCTTGCAGGCGCTCAGAATATAATTCTTGAAGAGTTGGAGTCACAGTTCGGTGGTGTTGCCAGAGCCGCCGCCGATACTGCAACAGGATCCATTGACCAGTTAGGGAATTCTATAGGTGATTTAAATGAACAGATAGGTCAATCAATTGCCGAGGGTTTACAGCCTATGGCTAAAGCAACGACAAGTATTGTTGACAGTCTTGTTGATTGGATAAAAAAGAATCGTGAAGTAAATAATTTTTTAAAAGAGTTCGGAGAAGGGAACGAGAACTCTGCCGCCGAGGTAGATACTTTAGCTTCATCGTTAGAAACATTACAGGAGAGATTAGCTCAAGCATCTGCGTCAGGTAGAGCAGATACAACAAATTTAGAAGCTCAGATCTCAGCATTACAAATATTGATTGGACAAAAACAAAGAGCGGCTGCATTGGATGCACAATTTGCAGGTGCAAAAGCTGCCAACGATAAAAGAGAAACAGAAAGGATTGCAAAAGAAAAAGAAATTTTAGAATTTACAACAGCCAGGCAAGAAGCGCAAGTTAAACTCGCTGTTGAGTTTGACAAAATAGATGAACTTGGAAAACTCGGATTAGTTAATGTGGAAGTTGAAAAAAGAAATGCTTTACAATCCACTTTAAACGACTTAATAGAATTCGGTTTTACTGCAGAGGGTGCAGGGATAGCCAATATTTTAGGGTTTGCAAAAGATAGAAATGTATTACTAGAAAATGAAACCGATTTATTAGAAGGTTTAACTTTTGACTGGGAAATTTTTGACGGTGTTGTGACCGATGGTCTTAAAGGGCAACAGGCAGAAGTAAAAAAACTTGAAGTTGACTGGGAATCATTGACCGAAAACGGATTAGGCACTTTCGCCTCCACTTTTAAAATGATGGGTGAAGAGGGCGTCACTGTTTGGGATACTTTAAAACAGGCTGGGAAAAATGCAATATCATCATTTCTTCAAGGATTAGCTCAACAGGCTATAGTGCAAGCTTCAATAGAGGCGGCTGCCGGAACAGCTGCTTTAGCTGGTATTTTAACGGCTCCCTTAGCCCCTGGGCATTTTGCTGCTGCTGCTGGATATACAGCTGGTGCTGCTGCCGCTTTTGCCGCATCCGGCCTTGTTCAAAATCTTGCAGAGGGTGGAGTACTTGCGCCTGCAACAGGCGGAGTCCCTGCGGTTATGGCAGAGGCCGGAGTTCCTGAAATGGCTATGCCGTTAAACAGTGTGGCGACAGATCCATTTGCTGATAAAATAGCTTCAAGGATAAATTCTTCAACGACTAATAACACTCAGAATTTTAATTCTATGTTTAGCCTGAATGATGAAAATAAAATGAGAGAAGCAGCAAGAAGATTATGGCCATTTATGCGGGATGAGGAATTAAGGCGGGGGATAACAGTATGACAACTTTCACAATCCCTTTAATAGGTAAAATATTTTATATTTATGTTGGAAAAAAAGAATGGCATAAATATAGGATAGATGTATCTAAAGAGGACTCTAAAATAGATATGGGAGAATATCCCGGAGAAGATTCTGGGCGGTCGAATGGTGGATGGATTTGGATTGATAACACTAAAGATAAGAATTTAATTTATCATGAGTTATCACATTTAATTGACGATGTAATGGAATTGATAAATTCGCATGATAAAGAATTCAGAGCTTATATTTCAGCATGGATTTATGACTCAGTTTTAAGGTGGGCTAAATGAGTCAAATATTACAATTAGGATTATCAGGATCAGAGACAACACTACCGACTGAGAGCCGAAGTTTTACATCTTTTGATAATGCTTTGATTTCAACTGAAGGTCGCAGTGCAGATGGAACATTACATACAGATTTTACAGCAAATAAAGAAGCGTTTACAATTTCCTATGGCGTTGTAACCGAGGCTAACAAAGATGTAATTACGAATATTTATAAATTGCAAATTACTAATGGAACTTTTTTAAGTTTTAAATATACAATTCAGTCAGGTGCGACTGTGACAAGAACTGTAAAAATGTCAGCTCCATCTTTCGGGGCGGTTCTCGTAAAAGATGTTTATTATCATAATGGTGTTACTATTAATTTAGAGGAAGTTTAAATGCTGACTACAACCCCTGAGTTCGACACAGCAATATCAGCACCCGCAAGAAAAGTTACAGCAAGGATAAAAATAAATTACACAGACGCTTTTTTAGATCCTACAATTACAGCTGATTCTGTAGGGACTGATTTTCTGCTCGAGGACTCATCCGATATAATAATTACTGAGGATGATCAGAGTCTTAAAACCGAAGGCGATAACAGAGCAACCCAAAATGATCAGGTTGTTAACGGTCGAACAGAGACTACACAAAAATGGTTTTCACTTGAGACAGAAAATATATTAAATAATTTACAGACTGAAGATGGTCAGGATTTTATCACAGAAGATGCAGTTGACTTCTTTCAGATAGAAACAGATTACCATCAGGCTGTAAACCGTCTCGACGGTACGTGGCATTTAATGCCGTCAACTGAAGCAGTGGCAAATTTTAATGAAGTCGGTTTCTGGGGTGATGTTGCAGGGGATGAAAATTCGCTTATTCCAGGAGGGGAAGGAATAATCACAACTTTCTCAGCCAGACGAGTGACAAGTTTTCAAATTACGGGTGATGATGTACGGATGGAATATCCTGTTGATTTCACAGTTGAATTTTATGCAGGTACTTCACTCTCAGGAACTGAGACAATAATAAATAATACAGAAATTACTTATTCGCAAGATATTACAGCACTTGCAGATATAACCTCCATGGTTGTAAATATTTCTAAATGGTCACACCCTTACAAGGTGCCAAAAATAATAGAAGCGGTTACAAGTGTTTTCGAAACTTATGATGCAAGTAACATTGATAATTTTACAGTTGTAGAACAGCGGGAAATATCAAATAACAATTCAGTACCTACAGGGAATATTGCGAGTAATGAAGCTGATCTTTCACTTATGAATACATCCCGTAGATTTGACGCTAATAATACAACATCTCCATTACACGGGATTGTAAAACCAAATAATAAAATTGATATATCTGTAGGTGTTTTAACTTCTTTCGGAGGTTTTGAATTTGTTCCAGTTTTCACAGGATGGACTGGTGGCTGGAATGTTCCCGAAAATGGAATTATTGCGAGCGTCAGAGGACGCGATATTTTAGAGATTTTACGCAAATCGAAAATTACAACAGCGGTTGTCACAGAAGATGACACTTTCGAGGATTGGTTTACAACTGTTTTTGAAGATGCAGGACTCGCAAATACTCAATATAATATTGACCCGATTTTAGGTGGCTCTATTTACGTTGTGCCTTTTGGATGGTTTAAAAATGTTAGTCACAGAGATGCTTTAAAAATATTGTCAGAATCTTGTAGTGCTTCAGTTCATGTTGACCGTGCAGGATGTATTCAAGTAAAGTCTGTTGATTATTTTGAGAGCAATGATCTTGAATCCATACTGTCTTATGACAGGTCAGAATATATGGATAAATCAAACCAGCCGATATATGAAAACATTGTTAATAAAATAAATGTCACTACAAGCCCGATCGAGAAAACTACAAATGTAACTGTTTATCAGACTTCGACCGCTGACAAAGAAACTGCTCCGGCAAATAGTGTCGAAAATTACACAATCACTTACAGAACAAAACCTGTATCTGATGGAGTCCCTACCGTTGATCCTGTAGTGTCAGGCGTAACAGTTACAGACTCGGCACTTTTTGCTTGGGGTGGTACGGTTGAAGTAACGAACATAAATAGTAGTGCTACAGATTTTCAAATAAAAATTGTCGGTTCCACTTATGCGGTTGCAGGTCAGAAAACTGTAACGGTTTTAGATCAGGATTCGATTGATGATAACGGAGAATTCAGTTTTAATTTTAAAGAAAATGATTTCCTGCAGGATAAGAATCTTGCTGGAAAAATAGCTAATACATTGTTAAAATCTTTTAAAGATCCTGAAAGAGATCTGACTGTTACTTTTTCCCCTGGGGGAAATCCGGCATTAGAAAATGATGACAGAATCAGTGTAGTAGATTTATATGGATCAAAAGAGTATAATTTAATTAGCCAACAAATAAATTATGATGGTGGTTTAAATATGGTTCAACGGGGTAGAGTTACTCAGACAACAGTAATGCTGACTGAGACTGGGACTAATTTAATTACTGAAGATGATTTATTTATAATTTTAGAGTAGTTTATACAGGAGGATAATATGGCAACAGGTCAAAAAATATCAGCTATGACGGTAGCGACAACATGGAGTGGAACCGACATGGCAACTATAGTGCAGTCAGGTGTTAATAAGAGTATAACACACGATGTGTTTATGGATGATACGCAAATTTGTAAAGCATGGGTTAATTTTAACGGTACGGGTACAGTTGCTATTCGGGATGATTTTAATGTGAGTAGTATTACTGATAATGGGACGGGAGATTATACAGTTAATTTTACTAATGCAATGAGTGATGCTAATTATAGTGTCATAATAACAGCCAATGTAAATGCAGAAGATCCTTTAGATATATTAACAACATCTTTAGATGTAAGAACATACGATTCTAGTCCTAGTGTCGCTGATGCATCTATAATATGTGTTGCCATATTCGGATCATAAGGAGATAACATGAAAAAGATAATATACAAAACAAAAACAGGAATAGCAGTTATTACACCATCGGCATCGGCAATTAGAAATAAAATGCCAATGGAAAAAATAATTACAGATAGTCATATTCCTGAAGGATCAGAATTTAAAATAATTGACGAATCAGAAATGCCTAAAGATTATTCAGAGTTTAAAGGTTTTGAAGGTCTTCAATCTGCTCTGAATTATGACATGACTCTTGATGTTGAACGGGCAAAAGAAATCAAAAAAGCAAAACTAAGACATGAGCGAGTACCTAAATTTGCAGATCTTGACAAAGAGTATATGCTCGCAGATGAAACACAAGACGATGTAAAAAAAGCTGATGTTATAGCAAGTAAACAGCGACTCAGAGACATCACTAAACTTGTTGATAGTGCAAAAACTATCAGTGCAATTAAAAAGGTCGTTGTATAATGGCACTCGATAATGTTCCAAAAACTAATTATACAGTTAATGATGGTGTAATTGCTGATGATCTAAATAATATCGGGCTTAATTTGCTTGAGCTAGAAGATAGTAAATATGAGAGTGGTGATGATATAACAGCTGGGGATATAACAGCTGGGGATATAACAGCCGGGGATATAACAGCCGGGGATATAACAGCCGGGGATATAACTCTATCGGGTGTAATTAATCCAACAACTGCACCGACAAGTGATACAGAAGTTGTTAGTTCATCATCATCATGGATTATTCCAAGAGGGATTTATAATATTAGTTTACCGACTACTCCTATTTCTTCGTCAGTATCATTGGAAATATTTGTTGATGGTAGCTGGCGTCCTATAGCAGTTAGAGCATCAACAGCAAGCGAACAAGAAAGTTATGGCAGTTCTGTATTTTCTGATGGAACTAATACGAGAGTTAATAATCTTGATAGTATATCTTACACTGTTTACTACCAAAAGTTTTAAAAAAAGGGAGGCCTTAACCTCCCTTCTCTCTAATTACTATCTATAACATAATCCACAGTATTACTATCACCATTAATTATCACTTCAATAGAAAAATAATACATCATTACATCGGGATACAAAGCGTTAAAATCTGTTACCATGTCCCTACCTTCTCCTACACAATATATTCTATCTGAGCTAACTGTAAAATCAGGTGTGTTCCAAAAACGAAACCAGTCCTCAGATTCATGTACAATTATTTCAAAAGTCACACCTTCTTTGATCTTCCATTTATCCATATGACCTATACCGCTATCAAGTACCACTATGTTGTCAGATTGTAATTTAATAAAATTACTACTGTAACTGATAACATCCGGTTCAATTTCTACTATAGGATATTCAGGTTCTGTACATGATATTACCATGATTACTATTGTGAGTGCTAAAAATAACTTTTTCATATTGCCTCCGGTGGTATTGTGGCTGATTGTCGGAGTCTAAAGAAATCTTTTTTATACCTTCCTACCCCTATAATTCCATAGGTATCTCCATCATAAGCATCAACTCTTTTCCAATCACCATCAGACATCATCCATACACTATTCCAAATCTTTTCATGACTCGGCTGTTTTGGTTCGGGTTTTCGGTATCGGAAATTATCTTGATTGTGTTCAAGCAAATGGATAATTCCACTTCTACTACTTTTGTAAGGATAGAAGCTGTTTGGAAGATCTCCGTTTGGTTTTCTTCCCCATCTCTGAAACTCATAATCCCCCGTCAAAATATCCGGTGGTAGGTTATCTATTTTTAATTCTTTCCATTCATTCATTTCTTCCTCCTTTTATTTCTCCCTTCTTGCCTATTGATCCACTCACTCAAAGCTTTTTCAGCGAAGACATGCCTGTTTTTTTCCTTAAGAATAAACGGTAGCATTCTATTCAATTCTTCCTCACTGATATCAAACTGTATTCTAATCACAAATACCCCCTTAATGTTATAGGATTATACAATCCTGTACTACTGACTAACTATAAGATAATACAGGATAACAGCGTTGTCAAGAGGTTGTTATCCTGTAGAGGGGCTAGAATTTAGATTTCCTTTATTGTAATAAATTCTATTTCTTTAACATTTATAGTTATACTAGGGCTTCCATCAGTAGTCCACATTGATAGATACTCACGTTTAAATATTTTTTCCATAGCTTCTTGTATATTTTCTTCTTCTCTATCTATCTCTATGTCTCTCCCACTTTTAAACATATATTTGAATCGATAATTTTTCATTTTCTCCTCCTTAAAATATATCCAACTCATCACCCTGACTGTCGGCTTTCAGGTCTTCTGGCATTCCTTGCGATCGTTCAATCAAATCTATAACTGTCAAAATATCTGTATAACCCTTTGTCTTATTATTAAACTCTCCCTCAAGCCCTTTAAGATATTTGATAGCCCTAATTGTTTTGTCTTGCAGGTTCACTTTCTCCTTGCCGATAGTGACCTGAATATTAGGAATAGTTCCAGCTGTTAGATAATCTTCAAGAATTGTAAGTTCTTGGGGTCTGAAAACTGGGGCTGTCTTAGTAACTGGAGTCTTGGGCTGGGCTGGGGTTAGACTGTCTCCTTTTGCCCATATCGATAATTTTTCACCCACATCTTCTGTCAGTTGGACATTCCCATTACTGAATATTTTCTTGAATTGTTCAGGGAGTTTTGTCATTAAATCCTCACCCTTATTTCCTGTCTGAAAAACTGGGAAACCGTTTGACCCTGGAGGCAAGAGTGCAGAAAGTGTCATTTCAAAGACGAATTCTTTTCCTGCTTCTGGCATATATCCCAGATTTTCTATAGTCATTTTACCATTAGGTTTTTTTGAAGGGGCGTTTTTTTCCTTTGCTCTGAAACAAGTTATAATATTTGCATCCATTCTAACCATATGTCTTAATAGTTTTTTTCTTTGAGCTGATACAAAAGCCCATGCTGGCATTGTGGTTTTTTCCGGTGTAGTATTCCATTTACCTGCAAGCTCTATTGATTTTTTGCTTTGTGTTTCAAGATATCCAGAGTTTCCGGAATGTTCATGAGAAAAACTATCAACAATTATTACACTTGGTTTTAACTTTTCGACCTGTTCTAAAATATCAAGATAATCAAGAGAATTAAAAGGGGGTTCAAAAGCAATATATTTATAATTAAACATATCAGCATAATGTTTACCTCTTCCATTTTCAGTATCTATAAAAATTATATCACCAGGGAAAACTCTCTGTATTCCGGTTGCAAGTCTTAAAGCTGTGTATGTTTTTCCACATCCTGAAGCTCCCCATAGTCCTATGTTTAACGGGATAGCTTTTCTTTCTGCTTGAATTACTTCTATTTTTCTGGACATTTTACACCTCCATAATCTTAGAGGCTAGCCAACCAGGCGCCTCTACTGTAGATTTCCCATAACCAGGCCAGCTATCAGCATCAAGGCAAGTTCTCCAGGTATCAAGAGCCTTGTTCATTTTTGCCCGTCCGATTTCTTTAAATACGCTGTCTGTCTCAATTACAGATATTGCAAAAGGCTCTTCGGTTTCGACAAATATAAATTTCCAATTTGTACGGCCTGCAAGATCGGGATAAGTTTTATTAAATGCCTCAGTGTAAAAAGCTTCTTGAACATCATAGCCCATGTCGATAATTTTACGGGTGCATTTTTCAGGGCTGCTATCGGTGGTGAATTTAAGATCCATCATAAGACCTGTCTCCGGTTGCACCCAATCATATTTAGACTGACATTCAGTGCCGTTTTCTGCTTTCCAGATTACTGGATGTTCTGACAGGTGAGGTTCGAAGAATTCAGGGCAATATATTTTTAATTGCTCTTTCACTTTTTCGGTTACCAATTCGATTTTTTCATAATCTTTTCTGAGTATCGGAATATGCCCAGCAGCGTAAGATTCTGCTTTTGCGGTCTGAGCATCTTTTTTCCTGAAGCTGTCGAATTCTAACACATCAATTGGATCGCCTCCACCTAAAAGGATGTCATGGCCAATACTACCAATATCCATCGCCTTAGTCGGGGTTATACTGTGACCGCCAAGTAATGGGTGGTTATACCATGCATGCATTGGGCTTTTAGCAAGTAGGATTTTTGCTATACTGTAAGTTAATCTTGGGGTTTTTGCGTCTGTTTGGGAGTGATAGTTGTCGCTCATTATATCACCTCCGCTATTTTTTCGAGCAGTAAAGCTGCATTTTCAAGAGCTTGTTTGGCCTTGGGGCTTTTGACAGTTGTTTTTGTATTTCTCAGTTTTGTAGCAACAGAAAATAGTTTTTCTTTATCGGGAGCTGATTCAAGCTTTTTCTGTTCAGACTTCAGTCTGTCTGCCTCAATTTTTTCAAGCCTTGATTTTTCAGCAATCTCTCTTTCAAGTTTTTCTTTGGCTTCCCGTTCTTTTCGGATTATTTCATCTTGGATTCGTTTTTCAGCTTCAGCTTTTTCTCTTTCAACTTTCAACTTAGCCTCTTGTTTTTCTCTCTCAGCGTCAAGTTTCTTCTGATCAGCAATTCTTTTTTTCTCTGCTTTTTCTGCCTCAATTTTAAGCCGTTCATTTTCAAGCCTTATGGCTTCCCGTTCTTCTGCTTCTTTTTTCTCTGCTTCAATCCGGTCGGACTCTGCTTTTTTCTCCGCTTCTTTAATTGCCTCAAAATTATTCTTTACACCTAAAATATAATTCATCCATACTTCATCAGGCATATTACCAAGATCGACAAACTCACCATCTGCATCATATTTGGCAAGTTCTACCTGCCTATCGAGTTGGAGTTTTGCTTTTTTTTCCTCTTCGATTTTTTCATAATGTAATTCGATATTTTTGAGTTTTTCCTCTTTAGAAACAACTGCAAATTTGATAATATTATAAATTCCCTGAATTGCTTTTCCTGCTCTGTTATATTCTTCTTTTTGGGCGGTTTTTATTTTCTCTGCATCTGTTCTTATTTTAGAAATATCAATCCTCATCCTCTTTGCAAGTTTGCAATTTTCACGAGATACCTCTAAATTGACAATCTCATTATACGCCTCTTCTACTTTTTCCAGTTTATCCATCATGGGACTAAAGGCCGCTTTTATTTGTTTGGCTTTGTTTTCAGTCAAAACTGATAATTGTTCTTTTTCCTGTATTATTAATTCATTCATCATCTCTTCTCCTCCAATAATTTAACTCTATCCATCAGGTCAATAATTATTTCATACATAGCTGATAACATTTTAGAATTTTTTAGCACTAATTCATTCATATTAACTTTAGGGTTATCAGTATTGTCTGTAATAGCATTTGATATTTTATCTGCTCTGTCTATTGCTGTATTCATGTAATTAGCTACAGGGTCTGTCATTTATTAGCCTCCGGTTCATGTAGCAATTTATCAAGAGCATCAATTGCCATTTTTTCCTCAATAGCCTGCATGATAAATTTCTTAATGTTGCCTTTTCCTGCTTTGTCCTCTATCTGTTTCAGATAGCCATCTGTAAACTGTAAAGGAAATGTTTTGATTTTCATATGTTCTCCTCTGTTTTATTGTCTAGAATATATATTTTCATATCTTCAATCAGACCTTCAAACATATCTATAAAATAATCTGCTCCTTTTGAATCAATTAAACTTGTTTCAAATTTCATATTTTCTTCTTGAACTTCAAACACAAAATACTTGATAATATGTTTTATTCTTATAGTCATGAGTTTACCCACCCCTCTATTCCTCTCTCCCTAATAATTTTTTTAAACTTCAAATACTGTTCTGTTGTCATTGTTGCCGCCTCTTTTTCCTCTTTTTCCTCTTTTTCCTTTGTTTCCTTTGTTTCCTTTGTTTATTAATATCCATCAGGTGTCCTGTTCCCCCTTTTGGATTTTTGTTAATTAGTGGTAATATCCATTTATTAATCCTATCTATATCTGGCCACATGTTATGTTCTCCCTTTGCCCTCCGTAGAGGGCTTGTTTTATTTTATTCTGAGCAGTATTTATCCCAGTAATTATCAGGTATCAACTGCCATTCCTGATAATCTTCATTCCATTCATACAATCCACCATCAAGAGTATTTTCAATTGATGTCTCTATTTCTGGATAATTTTTATTCATCCAATTTTCAAACTTTTCTTCTTCACCATTACAACTATCTAATGCTATTATCATTCTTTCCATCTTCAAGCTCCTTTTGCTTATTAACTATCTTTATAATAACTCACTTACTAACTAATGTCAACACTTTTCTTACAAATAATGACAAATAAATTAAATTATGTTATTATTATATTAGTTTGGAGGCTTTATATGACTAGTGAACAACAGATAGCTAAACTTTACGGTTGGGCTTTTACCGATAACGGTATAAAATCAGCAGATAAAAGAATAGTAGAAAATACAGAACGACTTGAATCGGCTTTTAATGGTGAAAGGAGATGTGTTGCGATGAAAGAAATCAATAAGCATACAGCATGGCATGAGAGGAGTAAAAGGTTTCAGTGGGGAACTATGATACCAGTTTACTTAACTTTAGGAGTTATTTTATTACAGATTTTTGGCGTGATACAATGAAATACAAACAAACAGATAAATGTTTTAATGAAAAAATAAATGAATATGGGTGCTTGTTTTTTTCTCTTATGGATATTGCAGAAAAATATACAGGTCATAATTTTATCCCAAAAACTATCAGGGAATTATATAAACATTTAACAGAAACAACATTTGAAAAAAACGGTGTAGAATATCCTTTGATGAGTAAAAGCTGCTATATCAATTCACATACTAAAGTGTTGCAAGATATTTTAGAGATGTTTGATTGTCACGATAAAGTGACTTACACAGGAGCAGAATATTTAACGGATCGGGATTCCTGGGGTAAAAAATATGGTATGTTTTTAATATTACAGTTTAAAACTAAAAATGGGAACGGACATTTCAGGCGACCACATTATGATCCGTATTTACCAGAAATTACATTTACAAGCGTAATGTCGATTAGATATTATAATATAGGAATTTAGGAGTTTAAAATGAAAAGAATTGCGAATGCAGTAGATTGGTTTTTTAATAAGTTGTTGCCAAAGAAATTTTTAGTTGTAGTCCTGGGAACTATTATTGTATTCAGGGGTGTGATTGTACCGGATGCGTTCTGGTATATTTTAATGATTTATATCGGTGGAAATACAGTAGGAAAATTTGCTCATGTATTTAAGGGCAAAAAGGATGAATAGATGGTATATTTTATCATGGGTGCTTGTTCTGGTATTGCTGTTTGCATTTTCGTCTGGAATATCAGCAAACGAGCAGGCGGACATAACGAAAGCGGAATTGATGACGCTATTGGACGAGAGGGAATTCTTAACAAGCGAATTGAAGAACTTCAAGGAGAGCTTCTTATTGCTCGATCAGAATTACAAGAATCTAGACATGAAATACATGGAGCTAGACAAGAAATACGAAACGTTACAGCTCGATTATCACAGGTTGAAAATAGAGTCAGCGATACGGACGGACTCGTTGATGATCTTAAGAAAAGAAACAGCCCTTAATTATTGGAAGGGGTTTCTTACTGGTCTTGGGGTAGGCGGTGCGACCGGATTTTATACTGGTGTAAAAATATCTTTTTAGGGCAATTTACATATATGTTGGCTGCTGATATATGAACAGCCAGCATTTGTCATTATACATTTTTTGCACTTCCGACAATAAACACATTCAGAGGCTTTGACCGGGATTTCAGTTTCTGGACAAGCTGGAGAACATATTACTTGTATATCGTTTTCTGATCTAAAATCTAAATACTGCATTCATAGCTCCTTATCTTTTATATATCTGTTCAAGTGTCCATTTGTATCGTTTCAATTCCTGTTGGTCTTCATATGATAATTCTTTACGCTCTTGTTTTGTCAGGGATATTTTATAATATAGAGGCTTTCTAGCCGGTAATTTAGGCATTGGATCAATAAAGTTATTCATTGCAGAATACATCAAAAGCATTGGAGAAATTCTTTTCCTTCCGATTATTTCACACTGAGTATCCGTGTCAATCTCTCTCATTACATCCTCCTGTTAAATAAGATCCGGGGGTGGTCAGGCTCCCCGGAAATCAAAAGAATAGACTGGCATACAGCGAAGTCTAAACCCTCTATTTTACCATTACGAAAATATTTTTAATCACCTGCCTGATTAAATAACTCCTGTTGTATATTATCATAATTTGTTATTAGAATTTCAGTTCTTCTGTTCTTTAGGTTCTGACGCTCTCCAATTATGATAATATTAAGATTACGCTGTTTTGCCTGATCTAAAATAAATGGATTATCGAATTCACTCATTGCATATTTACAGCTTGTTTCCTCAAGGGCGTTGAATAAGTCGATTGAGTCAGATTCTGCAAAACTGTCTGAATAATTGTCAGTTGTGGAGATGTAGGGAGGATCGCAATAAATAAACGCCATATCTCTTTCGCCCGAAGGTTTCCCATAATCAATATCAGTGAATGATAGTTCAGTAAAAAACTTTCTAAAATCACAATTATTAAATATAACATTCTCTATTTTTTCAAAAGTCTTATCTATATTTTTGAAAAACTGTTCTTTATCATTTCGCCTGAAAGCATATTTTATATTGTCCCCATTCCCTAAATAAGTATGATTAGACATCAACAAAAAACTCAACGCCTTCTTAATTGGTTCAGTCTCTTTGTGTTTTTTCCAATAATCCAGCAAGTCTGAATGTATAGGCATAATATAAAAAGCTTTTTCAAGTTCTTCTTTCCGATTCATTACGACCTGAAAGAGATTAAATACATCACTATCAAGATCATTAACAATATTATATTTTACCTTTGGCTTCTGGAAAAACATTCCACCTGCTCCAAAGAAAGGCTCTATATATATTTTATGGTCGGGAAAATGCTTAATAATTTCATTAGCAATTTTCTTTTTATTCCCGAGTCGGCGTAATATCATTAAATAACTCCCTTTGAAAACTATTATCTTTATCGCTAAACATATAATAAATATACTGACAATCAGGCTCAGTACATTTTAAACCCTCTTTTGTAATTTCAGATATCCCATTACATTTAGGGCATAACATTTTATTTAATTTAGGACCGTACGGAAGGTTCATTCAAACATTATCGTCTGGTCTGGATCTTCTGATTTTCGGTTATCATCCATCTAACAACTCCAATAACCATTTAAATAGTTTCCAGTTCCTTAGCTCTTCATATATTGCCTTTTTACGCTGTCTCTTGTTCATTTTCTCTTCATATATTTCCTTTTTCAATTCTTCTACTGCTTCATAAAATTCGTTCACCTCTTCAACCTCCCATTCATCATATCATCTATCAGACTATAAACACCAAGTATAAAATTAACAACATTTTGTCTTTCAATTATATATTGGCAGTGCTTTTTTATTGCCTTTTTACGCTGTCTCTTGTTCATTTTCTCTTCCTCTTATCTGCCATGTAGTACCATCCTGATTTGTAACCTAAAACTTTTATTAAACCTTTAACTCTATCTGTTTTTCCCTCATGATGATAAAGTCCCGTCATTATAGCATTTCTCTGTGATGGTTTCATTGCCTGTAATTTTATTGCAAACTGTACAGACTCTTGTACATCTCCCGGCATAACTTCCCTTAAAATCCCCTCAATCTCTTTTGGCGGTTTCCGTCCCTCTTTACGGTCTCTATCTTCCTGCAGGTTATAACCGCAATCAGGGCATAGCCGAGGCAGCCCCGGCCATACGCCTGTACATTTTGGGCATACGCTAACAGGAGGCATTACGAGAGTATTCGTTTTCATACCCTTCCCCTTTGTATCTTCCAGTGTCCATTCCGGATCATTTAATAAATGTTTATGTTGGTCAAAATTTTCTGCAAAATCATGTATTATTGCCTTTGGTTTTACTGATTGCCTAATAACTTTCAATCTCTCTGTTGCAGTGCTTCTATACTGGTTAAATCCTTCAGGCCATACAGGGCGAAGGGTTCGACCTCCAATTTGTTTATAAAAAACATAACTGTTCATTTTTCGCAACATCTGCAAGCCTGTGCATGAGGGAATATCAAGACCTTCACCTAAAACATCGACAAAACAGAGGCCTTGCACTGACCCTGTAGCTAATCCAGCTATAGCATCAAACATCTGTTTTTCATATTTTTTGCCACCCTGGATCATTACGAACTTCCAAGACTTACCTTTTTCTCTGGCTGCTTTGGTATATTGTTCTTGCACGAAATGAGCATGATCAAGAGATACGCAACTAACTATAGACGGCTCACCATCCATATATTGCCTGTAATTATCCACAGCTGACCCTATTATTTTCGGTTTTGAAAAATATTCCTTTTGTTCTTTCTTGTCGTAGTCCCCTGCTGTTATATGAAATTTGGGAGTTTCTATTTTTTCACCTCTCATCATATGAGGGTAAACCAGCCACCCTTCATCAACTAAATATTTAAGGCTCAATTCAGATATCATTGTATCAGCGAAAGGATGCAACCCACGTCCGGACGTTAAACCGTTTGGCGTAGCAGTCAGTAAGATTGTTTTAAGATCCGGATTTTTCTCCCTGTAATATTGTACAGCCCGACCCCACATATTATCTACAGCGAAATGATGAGCCTCATCCCCTATAATCCAGTCAGGTACAGGTATAGAATCAAGTCGATTTATCAGGCTCTGAATTCTTGCTACCTGGATTTTATGACCGTATATTTTTTTACCTGAAGAAACCTCATCTGTCACAACGCCAAAATCCAGGAAAGTTTTACGGAGTTGTTTCTGGATAATTTGCTTATGACAGATAGTAAGGACATTTCTATTTTTTTTCTGTGCTTGTTGTGCCCACCATGCAGCAACGGCGGTTTTTCCGGATCCGGTAGAGCCGACAACTACAACAGAACGTGAACCATTTTTGAATGCTTCAACCGCTGGGGCTACCATATGTTTCGTTTGATAGGGGCGTAGGGTTAGCATAGATTGCCCCATTGAGTAGCCATTGCGGCTGCTATCCCTGAAAATGTTTTACTTCTTAATTTTGCCCTGTCTTTTGTTTTTGGTAATAGATGTAACCTTTGTTCTCTACCTTCTACGATATTAGTAGGTTTTAATTTTGGTAAACCCCTTAACCATAAACAGGTAGCTTTTGTTTCTCCGTGTCCAAACATCCACGGTTGTAAAACTTGGTCTGGCTTTCTGAATCTCGTACTCATTACCCCAATAGGATTCTCAACTGATACTTTTGGTATATCACAATTATAAAGATCCATAAAAAACTTAATAGCCTTTTCTCTTGCATCCCTTCTCTCTTGACCTACTAAAGCCCCACTTTTTCTTTTTGGCTGATCTTTATACCATTTGTTAGCGCTAATAGTCAGATAGGTACAATCTGGAAAAAATATACCCATGTCCCATTTTTTTAATTTTATAGCCTCGAAAACATCCATTTGTAAATGCCATTCTGGATGACCTCCGCTGCACTGTTGTAAATCACAACTATAAGCCTCGTGACCCATTTTCCTTAGTTCAATACATACAGCCTGACTTTCTTCACAACCTACCAATATATTCACACCATCACCCACTCAGTTAAATTATACCCAAGAGGGCTCGAGTCCTCCATTGCTACGTAACCTTTCCCTCCAATACTCACACAATAATCAAGATGCATTTTTTGTTCTTTTGTCAATTTAGGATATGCAATTGTTTTTACTTCTACAAGACAATAGACAGGTACTCGAATTTCCTTGTACTGATAATTTTTATACTTACTATATGGTAATAGTTCAAATCCATGAAGGTCAGGATAACCGTTTTGTTTTTTGGGGTATGGGCTAACTGTTATGACGGCTTCAGAATGTAAGGCTCTAAAAGTCCCTTGAGTCTGGATATATAAACGGCCTCTACTAGAAGTTGTCCAGTCTAAAATTACTTGTGTTTGAATTTGTGTATGTTTAGAGCCCAAAATATATCACCTCCTGCTCTTTACCCCACAGATAGCAGAATGATTTTCTATTAATTATTCCTTCCCGGTATTCTCTGATAAGCTGTCTCATACGTTCTGTCATTTCCCACACTCCTTACAAATAATCTGCCATTCCTCACCAACTTTTTTATTCTTCCAGCCTGCTTCTTTCATTTGCTTTTTTGCAATGTGATAAGGGCCCTTAAGTTCCAGGGTATTTTTACAC